TTTTTTCTCTCAAGGTTAGTCTTTGTGCAGTTCTAATTTGTAAAACCTGATCATTATAATACTTGTTTCCCATAACCTGTTTGTCGCTTGTTCTGGTAGATGATGAGTTACTTATTACTCCCTTTGCGTGACATGGCAAAGTTTTGTAAAATATCCATTGCTTTTTAATTGCTCCAGTATCTGGATCTTGCTCATCTGTTTGTCTGTAAACATCTAACTTCATAGACAAGACTGCATCTACGATTGTGTTCATTAGATTATTGCCGCACCAGATAATACGTAGTCTGCCAGTAATTTATCGGCATAAGCATTTCCAGTTCCTCTAAATACATCTACATTGTACTCAAAATCCCAATCGAAAGTAGACATATTTTTTATGTAGTTATTCTTCCAGTTAATATCATTTGAGAAATAGTCTTTCATAAGCTCTATTCCAGCAAGCTCTACGCTATCGGGAACCTTTTCCCAACCAAATCTGCCATTAACTTCGTAAGTTGTATCTGATCTAAATACTCCGCTAGAATCATGTATGCTGGGAGGAACCATACCATTTGCAGTATAAACAGTATTGTCTAACATAGCAGCACGATTTATTCTTAATCCATATCCTGTTGTAACAATTTCTACATTGTAGTTCCAGTTATTAATACCTTGAATATTATTTACTAGCAATATATCGTTTGCATATAGTTCATGAAGATCATACATTTTTGCTGGCAAGGGGAGTACGTCTGAGTTGTATCCAGTTATTGAATAAGACTCATCATATAAATAAAACTTTTGATGGGTATATTCCTCTATACGCTTTCTAGCATACTTTTCTGCACGACATAACTCTTTATATGATTTATAGTTTGGATCAGAAGGATCTATGCTAATCCCTAAATCTTCTATATGGTTAAAATCCACATATGGAGTTACTACAAAAACCTCATCCTCTTTATATACAAACTTTTCTCCAATATAATATTCCCACTTTAGTCTTAGCGTTTTATTTCTATTGGTGTGGTTTAAAGGTATATAAACAGTATAAGATCCAGGATTAGTTTCATCCGCCACCGCCGTCAATGTTTCTAACAGTGTTGTTGGTGCAATTGGAGGATTTATTGCTGGGTCGTTTGTAACATCGTAAACTTTTACGATAGGATCATTTTCTGGAACTGCTATATCGCCATTCCAGAATATTTGATGCGTTACTGGAGATTGTGAATTTAATAATATCTCTGCCATTTAGCAGGTTTAGTTATAGTACTCCTGTACCTCTCTTGGCGTAGCCAACCTAAACCCTTCCTCCTTGTCAAAAATTTGCTGTGCTTTTTCAGGCTTCATAGCGACAAAAGGATGTTCTTTTGTAAACGTATGTCCTGCAATATCATATCTATAATTTGCACGTGTCATTCTAACCAAAACCATGTCGTCTTCTAACTCCTGGTTAGGGTCAAACTTTGGTAAAACTTCTGGTGCTTCTTCTTTTGAGTCTTCTATGTTTTTTAGTGTGCTTTGATAGACTGACCAAGTTACGCCTTCTTCTGCCAATGCGGCAATAATATCTGCTTTATTTTTTAGTCCATCTGTTTCTACGGCAAAATCGCCAGCAATTTGCTTTAGCTCTTTTACCTTCAGTGTGTCAAATGACATATTTACTCCTTTGGTATGTAAATAAATTATAGCATTAGTAGGTTAAAAGGAAAAGCCCCCAAAAATAATTTGAGGGCTTTTCAGCAGTTTTAATTCCTATTTATTAATTAGGAAGCAACTTTAACGTTCTTAACAACAACCCACGCATCTGCCTGCTCGATTTGGCATCCAACACGAGTATACATTGTATATTCGATGGAGTCCTTCTTCGGCCAGAAGAAGCGATAAACTGTCACGTCACGCTTAATACCAATAACTACGTTATTTGGGAATGTCAAGTGGACATCTCCGAGATCATTGTCAGCACCCTGGGTTTCCTTCAATAGAGGAACTTCGACAATTGGAATACCAAATGCGAATGGAGCTGTGAATCCAGCTGGACCACCAAGACCTGCGGTCTCACCACGGATAATGCTTGCAGCAATATCTTGTGGGTTGACGTTAGAAATATTCTGTGATGTAGAATATAAATAATCTTGGATCAAGTTAGATCCTGACAAGAAGCGAAGATCTGGTCTACGCTGCTTGTACTTACGTGGCATAGCCTTAAGTGCGCTATTGAAGATAGAGCGATCAATGACTGCTCCATCTGCATCAACGACATGGCCGTTAGCCTTAGCAATCTTTACAATGCCGTCAAAAGCCTTGTATAGGTTGTCTGAGCTAAGAGCAGTATCTCCATTAAGGACTACGTCCTCAAGGTCGTTACCTGCCTGTGTTGCCATAAGTCTTGCAATATGATCTTCGAGATCGGCACCTTCAATGTTATCTTCTAGAGACTCTGTTGAAAGCTCCCAATCTAAACGAAGCTTCTTTGTTGTGAGAGAAATCTTTGAGAACTGTACGGCAGAATTTGTGCCAGTGTTCTCGGCTTCAGCGGCAAGCTTCATAAGCTTTTCGCCAACTCCAATACGATCTATCTCAGTGGTATCAGCTCGCATGCGAACTGTACGTGCTAGCTTTCCGACTACTGTTGCATCGAACATGTAATCAAGGAATCTTGCGGACTGCTCAGGATTGAGCAAGCCACCCTTACCCTCGGAACCGACATGGATTCCATCGGTGGGGTTAGCTGCTCCAACCATACTACCTGTTAGGGTTGTATCTGCTGCAGCCGCTTTAGCTAATAGTTCATTACTCATTAGTTATTTCACCTACCCTTATTTTATCAATTCACTAACGGAACCGAGGAAAGTGCCGTTCCATTTTGATTTCTTTATTGTTACTTCCTGAGACCCGCCAAGGTCTGAGGACTTCTTAATTGCAGTCTCTGATTCGACTGCGTCTACTCTCTTCTCAACACCATCAATGGTATTTTTGATCGCATTTACTGCTTCTGAGAGTGCTGTGTGCTTTTCTGCTAATTCTGAAATTCTAGCATCTACGCCCTTGCTGAAAGTTTCAACTGTTTCTTTAATAGCTGAGACCTGAGCGGCGTTTGCCTCAGAGGCTTTTTCCAAAGTCTCCGAGAAGAACCCCTTAAGGTCGCCTAGCATCTTTGCAAAATCAGGTTCACTAACTTCAGCTTCTGATACGTCGGCTGCTTTTTCCAGAACTTCGGCAGAAGTGTTTTCTTCTGTAGTATTCTCTACCTCTTCAGACTTATTCAGATCAGCTGCAGGAGCTTGCGCTACTGGTGCTTCAGGAGCTTGCGCTACTGGTGCTGCTGGTGCTGCTGGTGCTTTTGCTGCTTGTGCCTTTGCATTTTGTTCTGCAAGTACATCTTTAGCATCACGAGCTTTCTCCAAAGTCTCTTCGGTAGTTGTTGTGGTATCTACGTTATTTTCCACTTCATTACCTCCTTCTGCGTTTGCCTGTTTTGCAATTGTTTGTGTATCAGGCAACGTTTGCAATCTTGATTTATATGAATCAAGAATCTTATCTATTTCTTTTGACTTGTTAGTGTCATTTGATTCCACCCAACCAATAAGTTCTGTTTTCTTACCAGTAACTGGTGAAATATACTCAGACTCTGTTGACATAAATACAGAATCACTTTCTGCACAATAAAAAATATTCTCCATTTTTACATCTGCAGCAATGCCCTTGAAAATCATTTGACCATTGACTTTTTCAATAGACAATATGTTACAGAGTTCATTTGCTGGAGAATCAACTATTGATAATTCAACAAGTGAGTAATCTTTAATGAAACGGACGCTTTGTCCTGTAGACTTATTTACTTCCGTATCTGAGTCTATAATTTTTCCGCCGATTGAAAATCCTGTAAGTGTTCCATCAAGAACTTTTTCCCAAGTATCTTGTGCGCCTTTTGAAATGTATGCATCAACATACACTCCGTTATAAAATTCTTTTGTTTTTGGATCATAATAAGTTTCTGGTCTAAAAGATGCAACTTTGCCAACCGCCATCGGCTGATGCATTTCTCTTAGATTTCCACGGAAGCTTTCAAATGCTTTCATGCTTGCTTCTTGCGTGACCACATCGCCAGTCTGATCTAGGTTATCAAGTGTTGCGAAACCTGAGACTGTTCTCTTTTCTCTGTTGACCTTCGTAAATGGAACTGATAAATTAATAGCATTTCCATTCGAAGACCAATGTGATTTTTCAATGGTCATATGTGTATATTATAGGCTTTTATATATCTAAAGGCAAATAACTAGTTGAGTAGGACTACTCGACTTGTCTGCCGTCGCCCTTTGCGTTCCTGCCCTCCCCTGAATTATCTGGGGAATTTGCGGCACGTTCTCCGTCCCTAGTTCTGCTTTGCATAGCCTGAGCTTTAATTTCAGCAGCTTTAGCGGCTAAATCGACTACTTCATCTCCGCCTTCTCTTGGGACCATACCCTTTCTAATTCTAATTTCATTAGGGGTAATTACTTGTAATCTCAAATATCTTTCATCAATCTTAGACTGAGTATCTTCATCGGTCAAGCTTAATTCATTAAATTTAAGAACTAAGGCATCCGTCATTTCTTGAATAACCTTATTTAATTTCTTTTCAAGAATATCCTGCGCTGGTGCACAAACTTGCTCTTTAAATGTTTTATCAGCATCTCTAGCATTTGCCAATGATATTCCAGTAGCCGTTCCAACCTTATTAATTGGAACTCTGTGAGCCATTAATATTTCATCTCTATTTGCTTGGCGATAAACATTAAATGATGACTCTTGTGCTCCCGCCTCAATTGGCTCCATTTTAAATTCAGTTTTAGAATCTGGAGAATCTGGTGGTAGCGGAATATATAAAGATCTGTGGTTTTTGCCACGAAGACCTACTTGGAAAAACTCTAATAATTTACGCTCAGACTCAGGTGATAATTTAGCACCCTTTACAGTAATAATATATCTTGGGACTGCCTTATTCTCAAAATAATCTAAGTTATATTTGCCAGCAAATTCATTACCAGCCATTGCATTCTGTGCGGCAATGATATCTGGAATTCCATAATAGTTATTCTTAGGAGTATATTTCTTCAAATGAATAATTTCATTTGGACGGTCTGTCGCCCCTGCAATTGGATTGGGGGTTTCAGTATCTCCAAAGTTGCGGAAGAATACAGCCTTGCCATACAGCAACTGCACAAAACCGTCTCTGAGGCGTCTTACACGCATTGTCTTTGAAGGGATGTGTCCGATGTACCCTATCTTTCCAGCAGTCGTTCTACCGACCTCTAGATAGCCATTACCAGTGGCCTCTACGTCAGTATAGAACTTAATTAGGGTCTCTTTAAATGTCTCTTCCTCATTACAGTCCTCAAGCCACTGATGTAAATCTTGTTTAATTCTATTTAATTTTCTACGTGCTCTTTCTAATTGCTTCTCATCATCAATTGAATCTAATAAATCTGTAGTCTTTCTACTTTCAATAAAGTCAAATCCTAGGCCAACGATATTAGAAACCTTAGCATTAATTGCTGCATAATTGTATGGAGAAATTTCATATATCGTAGATAGATAATCTAAATTATATTCAGGTTGAACAAGATCAAATAATGCGTATCCGCTTACCGCCTGCTGTATCAATAACTGCTGTGTTCCAGATCCATCTGTACCAACAAACTTTTTCTGAATGTCTCTGCTTGCTTTTCTTCTTAATGCTGGGCTAAGACCAGAGAGCTTTAATATCTCTTCGCCTTCTAGAGAAAATGGGTCATCATTCTTTTGTGTTATAGTAGAATTAAATCTAACCCAGTCTGCAGCGTTAGATATTTCTACATTGTTTGAAGGTGTGTCTTCTTCATACTCAATCATTTGTTGCCCTTCCTCAATTTAGCCATTTCATCTTTGTGAACACCTATATCCAGAGGATCTGGAGTAAGCCCCCATCTCAGTCTTTGTTTTTGATACTCAAACTCTTCATCATCAATTTGTCTGCTTCCTTCAAGGAACTTCGGGTTGCCCTCCGAAATTCCATATCCTCTTACCGCCTTGGCTAATAAATTTATTCTATCTCTGTTATCTTTCATGGAGGCTATAGAAAGAAAGTTGCCTTCGTCATCGCCGATCCATCGACCATCAGGCATTTCCCAGACATATACTCCAAGCCTGGTTTCATTTTCTTTAAATTTAGCGTTTGTCTTTTTAATATCCATAGGTAATTATTTTACCACTTTCAATGCCTCAAGTCCAGCTTTTTGTCAACTTAAATGACAAAACTATGCGTTATCTAAAACCACCCAGTCAAAATCATAGGTCTTAGGGCCAAGATCTGTCAGTGTGAAGGCAGAATCATCTGCTACCAACACCTCATCCCCTATATAGAAATTATAATTAGTTAAATGATTTACATTTGGGTCTTCATAAATTGCTATTATGTTATATAGATTATTTGGCAAGGACCCAGACCTGACACCATTATCTGACTTTGTATTAAACCAAATCTGACCAGTTATGGCTGAGGGTGTTTTGATCATAATATAATTTGGCTCTCCTATATTTATATACTGTGATATATTTGTAATAGAAGAAACGTCTTGTCCATTTATGTATA